TAGCTTCACCTTGTTCTTTCAAGATATCTTTCAATTCAGTTACTTTTTGTGTTGATTCTTCTTGTAACTCTGATTTCAAAGTATCAAGTGCCTCAACTTTTGCCAACCCCTTCGTGGCTTCTAGCATCTTGGCTTGTAATGCCTCTTGTGCTTGTAATTCTTCTTGTGTCATTTTTAATGTGTTTTAATGTTATTAATGATTTTTACCCAATCCATAGGTGTCGGAGTGACAATTGTCGGCTCTATTTCTAAAGAAGTGACATTATCGGCTTCTTTTGTTTCTGTTACTGATAAAGTAGGAGTTACTACGTTTGAGCCACGCAATACCGCACTACCTTCTATTACTTTAGCTTCTAATACAACCGTAAAGAAACCTTGTACATCTTCTTTGTTTACTATTTGGTCAATATACTTATCGTATGTTTCTTTTTCTTCTTGCCAATATTTATCAGTAGAATCAACCGCAAACAATACTTTAACGTACATCATCCCTACGCTATGATTTCTTACCTTGTTAGATTTATACATTTCAAACATCATTTCGTTGTACTTATTCTTAGTTATAGTAGCATCGAATATTAACGCTTGCGTAGTTCCTTCATAATCAAAACCTAAAGGCTTCCAACTCATGTTTTTAGTATACATTTCAACCTCATCTGTAATTACTTTGTCGAACTTCATTTCATGTTCTTGAAGTAACATCATGTTCTTACTTTCTGAAATTGACTTTTTCCACAACCCATTGATATGTACATCCCCATGAGAATCTAAAATATTAGTAGTATTTATTACTGCTTTGACAGTAATCTTATCGCTATCTACAGATTTCATTACTAATTCTTGTTTTATAGTAGAATCTTGGATAGTTTCTAATTTTGGCAAGTAATAAGATACAGAATCAGCATACTTTATTGTAGCTTTTTTCATAGCATATAACTTATTCTTATCGCCTTTTAAATCTTTATCTACAAAAGCTAATAACTCGTCTTTATTTTCAAAGTTTGGTATCATTTCGTTACAATTTTTTTACCCTTGATTATTTTACCTTTGGTCTTAATCAATTGTTCTATTTCCGACTTTGTTAGTTCCGCTTTCATTATGCAATAGCAGTTAATGTGTTTGCAATAGTGTCGTTGTACAATGCACTCAATGAATTACCTACCAAGTTCCACCCGATGCGAGATTCGCAACGTATAGTAATCTTGTTGTCTGTTAAATCAGTGCCTGTACGACCAAAACTAATTTCCATATCTTTCAAAACATACAATGGAAACATAGTTGTGTCAATACCAACTATACTACCTGCCGTTACTGCTAAATTATTTACTATTTTAGGTTCATTTAAAGCATACCATAAAAAATTAGTACCCGCCTCGACAAATAATTTAGCATAATCAGGTTGATTCAACATCCATAAGTTCAATGTATAACCGCCTAAGTTCTGCATATCAGCCGTTACCGCAGGTAGAATATCCTTAATTAACGTACCTGTAGTACCACTTGTCAAATTACTTGAATTGTATGTAGGTGTTACGCCCTGTGTCAATTCCTTCATAAACTCTGTAGCTATCGTGTTCTTAAGTCTACGCATTAACACGCCTCTAATTTGGCTTTCCATGAATGGTATATCATCTAACATTTCTTCTGATACCTTAACATGTGAAGCATATTTGTTAATTATAGGCTTAGATACGTTGATATCAAAGTCTATTTGTGGTTTAGCGGCACCCTCTGAAACTTTATCTACCATACCATCCTCATCTACTTCGTTCGATACAACTACATTAGGACTTGATACCATAACTTTAGGGAACATATCAAGTATGGTATTAACATATTCCTCCTTAATAGGTGTAATACCAACACTTTGTGGGTTATATTCACTACCTGTTAGGTTAGTGCTTTCAAGCATATGCGCACTCGCCTTCATTACGAATGGCGTACTACCTGCTGATTTAATTGATTCGTGGTTCAACATTAACTGATTCGTCAGTTGTGGTCGTTGTGTCTTCTCCATATAATGATTTTAATTCGTAATAATATTTATCCATACCTGCAACTGTGTCTAGGTACAAACCTTCTCTCATTTCGTTCCATGTAATAGCGTTTGCTTGGAACTCTTGTATAACCGCCTTGCCTTGTATCAACCTTACACTAGCTTTCAATTTCTCATCTTCTTGTAGTGATGGCAACCATGTGTAATCGTACGATATACCTATGCCACGTTGGTCCAACTGCAACATATCATTTAACTGCTCGGTATAGTTTTCGCATTCAGGAACTATGACATCTTGATAAAACTTACGTTCAGCACCTTCTTGGTTGCTATACGTTGTCCCTTTTTCGTTAGCTAACAATACGCTTGGATAACCATAAGCGTCAGCTATTGTCATAACATCAGCAGTTTGCATTTCTAACAACATCATATCACGTACAGGCATAGCCATTTGTTGATACGACAACGCTGCGTTCGTAATAATCAACTGCCATTGGTTCTTTTTCATGCCGTATTGAGCGTAATCACGTTGCAAGTTTTCTTTTTCTTGCGTTGTCATTGGCAATGTGCTAATATTATCGTGGCGAGAATTTGATAAAATGCCAATAGCACCACGCTTTTCAGCTATAGTGCCTCTTGCCTCAAAGTTTTTGATGATATTATTCATCGGGTACTTCAAGCTAATTAATCTGCTGTCAGGTATTGCTAAATTGTCAAAATTTGTACTTAAATCCGTAAAAATGTACATATTTCTCTTATCCAACTCCGTAGTTTCGCCATCATACACAAAATTAATACTATCTATCATGTCCATGTGCGTTTTTGCTTTCATGTACTTTGAGTTTGTAGTAATATTTACAAAATTAGGAGGTATAATCCATAGCGATGTAATGTCTTCAGCATCCTTAAATCCATAAGGGCGTGACATCATCACAGGGCAATAGCCATAAAGTTGGATAAATGAGTAAACTTGCGAACGAAATTGTCTATCCGTTTGAATCGGATTAGGTTTTTTCAACAATTTCATTAATTTATCATCAGTAGCATAATTACCGGTCTTTAAATCTAGTAATTCTGCCCTGCCATTAATAAACGCAGTCGCTTTTCTGTTGATAATAGTAGATAAAGGTGGGCAATTCAACATGAAATACTCAACGGTCTCATGGTCAATCGCTTTCCATTGTGTTTCGTTGTTGTAATCAAAGAATTGTATGCCTTGTTGTTGTGGCGTAGATATTCCTGACCCTATCTTAGAGCCGATACCAAACAATGATTTGAGTATATTTGCCAAACTTTTCGTTTAAACCCATTCTACTCATGCCTGATATTACATCGGTACTTTTCGTAGGTGGGCAGTTCAAATGCAAAGATATGTAATAAAGTTTTATTTATTACAAATATTTTTTTTGTAGTTATTTTTTTACCTCACAATTCAAATCTATACCCATATCCTTATAGATACGTTCAAGGTCTTTAATCTCACGTTTTGTCTTGTCACATACAAGTGCGCCCATAGGTGCATTTCTCTCATAGCACATCCAACAGCGTTCACGCTTGCATGATGTCAATAGTAGCAGGCTTACTGCGATGGTTAGTTTAATTTTCATTTCGTTCTTTCGTTTTTATTATCAAATACAACACATACGACATGAGTATAACCATACCTAGTGCTATCGTAGTGAGTTTATCCATTGTACAAATATATATTTAACTTTCTATACTACCAAATTTTATTTCCCTATGGGCGGTAGTCGGTAGTCTATCGGCACCTGCCTCGTCTAATCCCCACTACTACCCATACCGCCTCTATACCGATGACTATACAACGCCATCCTACACGAATCGAGTACGTGGTTGAACTCATCCACTACCTTATTCGTATTCTGCCCATCTATCTCAACGAACCTATACTTCCCCAACTCCATCGCTAGATTCCTCGAACGCTTCGTATATCTAACCGTTTTCTGTTTCACATACAACACCCCATTCAATATCGAACCCGCACCCTTCTCGGCAGGTAGTGCCATCACTCCGTTCAACCGCATTCGATACACCATATCCTTATCATGGTCGCAATACACCGCTTGCTCGCTAACATACCCATTCTCCTTCATGATGTGCGTCAACACATCCTCGTGAATCCCTGCCGTATACGTCAACTCCTCAACTACATACGTTCCATCAT